CGTGTGGTATATCCACATATCCATTTCACCTTGGTATGCAAAACATATCGGGGCATAGAGACTTAATTTAAACAGTCTAGGCCATTTTATTTTATTATTTAAATTTATTGTAAGTTTTATTTATTTTATATTTTTGTATTGTTTCTTTAGTGTGAAGCATTATTTGGGAGTAATGTAACTTAGGTGAAGCCAAATAATGAAGTAATGTAGCATTAAAGTTTAAATTTTGTAGCCTATACCGAGATAGGATGATTCAACGCTATGGTTGGATTTAAAGAAGAAGTAGCACAACCAGTTATCAGGTGAGTGATATCCGACACTTTGTCGCAAGTGTTTCAAGAAGTAGACTTTTGTTTTGTGGATGGTCTCCAAAGACAATGACACTCAAGTTTTTAAAATATTTTTCAAATTCAATGTGTACTTATGGCATTTTCAAAACAAACAAACAGTGAAAGTCTGTCCCTCTTTCAAAGCGAGCTTGTCGCTTACAATAGCAAGACTGGAGTCGTTACCCAGAAACAAATAAACAAGCAAGTAGAGAAATATTTGAAAAAGCAATTTGGATTGTATTTTAAATACTTGAGACATTCCCGGCTTCAAGATAATTCATTTTATCTTAGATCAGCATTGTGGGATGACCCATATGGTTTGGCAGATCATCAGCTTTACCATATTGGTGAAAGACGAACACAAGGTTACGATACGTTGTTTTATGCAGCTACATCTGCTGCAGGATCAATTGCTTCAGCATTTGGTTACTATTTTTTGTACCGTATGTCCAAAGATGCCCAAACTAGTTTTAAAGCTATTTGGGGATCTACGCAAGGAATTGGAGATATGATTCAAAATAATATAACAGACGTATTGATAGCTTTGTCGCTATTTACAGCATGGTACGCGGGCAAAATATCAGCCACGTGGGCAATGCTAGGACTTGGAGGATTGTTTTTGTACAATACTAAGTTAAAAGAGAAGGTGGTGCAAGCATTTCAACAGCTAATGCCGGCGCAATCAACTATTAGGCATACCCAAGGTACTGGTCAAATTACTACTTTTGCACAAAGCATAATTGGTATTTTGGTTGCAGTTGTATTGGGTACTGGTTGCACTAACTTTGATTTTAACCATATGTTGACATCGATTAAGAGTTTGGGTTCAGCATTGTTGACAGTCAAGACATTTGAACTTGTTTTGGTTGCAGTTATTCAAAATTTACCAGACATTGTGCGATATATATTAGCATATCGATTTCCATCCATTGGACTATACGTCGCTATTACAAGTGATGATAAGTTTAAGCAGTTTATTAAAGAGACTGTTGAACTTAGAGCTATGGATCCTATTGATATGTTTTATAATTCGCATTTTATGGCGGTTTATTTGAAAAATTACAATTACATGAAGAATGAGTTCATTGATGACACCAATGTTGTGAATGGTAATGTCGAAATAATTTCCGATATTTTGGATTGGTACGACAAGACGTATGAACAAGCGGGTATATTGGGTTTGCTCCCAATGAAACGCAAGATGCCATACGTTATTTGGCTATCAGGAGATCCAGGAGTTGGAAAGAGTACATTGGTTGAGAGAATGGCAAGACAAATTTTAATAAAATTCTTTGATGAAGAGACTGTTAATAAACATTTTGATAAGTTGGTCTATTCATTTAATACCTCATTGAAATATATGGATGGGTATAATAATCAACCCATATTTGTGTTAAACGATTACTTGCAATTTGCGCAGGAGAATGAAGAACAATGGTTGATTCGTTTTGTTGATACAGTTGATTGTCCATTGGAAGTTTCATCAGTTGATAACGTTAGCAGCGGTATAAAAGGAGAAGTAAGATTTACTTCAAGAGTTATAATCGTGACTTCAAATACAACATATTTGAATTCATCTGTTAATGTTACTAATTTGACAGCTTTTAATAGAAGAAGAGACATGGTGATTGACATGACGTTTAAACCAGATAGTGCCGTTAATTTTGAACATTTTGATTATTCGTGGGCCAACATAAAGCAGTTGCCCAATGTATTGAGTATGAATCAGAGAAATCACGTTGTGAAATATGAGAATGTTGAGGATTTGTTGAATACAGTTGTTAATAATTTAAGCCTTTTTACACGAAGATGTGATTTCATTGGTGGTAGTCGCCAAAAACAAACCCTCATGGATAGAGCTAGATTGATAGCATCACAGAATAGTTTTGCCGATAGCTTGTTGAAACAAGCATGGGACAAGATAAAATCTTTGCTAGGATATAAAGTTCTTGGAGTGAGTTTGGGAGTTGTTTTGCCACTACTATTGACAGGATCAGCAGCTTACATGTTGTATAAGGCTTGGGTTCCAGCATTGATATCCAAGATCACTCAGAGCGTTTCAGGAGATGTTACGACTAAAAAGTTACAAAAGAGTATGATTCCATTGAAGAGAATAACATTGGGTGGTTACACCAAGAATTTGCAAGATGTTGCCATGACAATTTCAAAGAACATGGTCAAGATAACAACTATTATTCATGTTCCAGGAAAGGACGGCGCAATGGATGCTGGAATGAGACAACAAATGTGGGGTTGGAGCTGTGGAGGCTCATTGATAATAACACCCAAACATTTGTGGAAAAGAGGTAATAACACCATTAGAGACGGAGATCAAATAATAATAGAGCGAGCAGGTATTGAACACCGTATGTTTTATTCACCAGAATGTTTAATCATGTCTGATGATCGAGATATAGCCTGTTACAATGTTCTTAACAACATGTTGCCATTTAAAGATCAGACAGCCTTAGTTGTAGACCAGAGTGCGTATATAAATGCAAATGGAGAGCCATGTTGTATAATAACACCACAAGCAGACTCTAAGTTAGTATCTTTAATTGAGAATGAAGCATTTATAACTGACGCGCCGTACACAGATCCATTGGGACAACGCTACGATGGCACGCAAGTGTGGCAATATAACCAAAAATTTAATCAAGGAGATTGTGGATCAATTATGATTTTAACTCGTGGTTTTTTTGGAGGTGCAGTTGCTGGCATGCATGTTGCTGGAGATAGTTTCAGTGGTAACTCAGAAGTAATAACTTCTGAGTTTATAAATCAGTGTAAGAATCAATTTTCTAAGACCACGCAAGGTTTTTGTTCGAACGCAGAGTTTGATGATGACGAATATTTTGATGCAGAATCAGAATTGGAAGGAAATTTTTATTTTTTAGGATCAGCTAAGAATGCACCATTTCAGACAACCAAGTCTGAGATTGTAAAAGGACCTTTCTTTGAAGTTTTGCAAAATCATATTACAGAACCATCGGTTTTGTCACCATCAGACGCACGTTTGGAGATACCATGTTCTCCAATTTTGAAGTCAGTAGCAAAATATGGTACTTCTGTTAAGCCATTCAACAAGCAATTGTTGGATACAGCTTATCACATTGTTCGTGAGATGTACAGTCCTATTAGGATGTACACTTTGCGTGCTTTGTCTCATGAGGATGCCATAAATTCTAGAAGGACACCAAATTTGGAGAAAATTGATCTGCGAACATCAGCAGGTTATCCGTGGGTGCAGAAAGGTAAGAAGAAGACAGATTTAATAAGTGTGGATGGAGATGGTAATATGACTATATTGCCTGAATTACAAAATGTGTTGAATACGTGTGAAAATTTATTGAGTAAGAAGACCATGTTTGCTTATACGTTGACAACAACGCTTAAAGATGAGAGAGTTTCTTTGGAAAAAGTTAGAATTGGCAAGACACGAACGTTTATGAATTTTCCGGTGGAATACACTGTGTTAATGAGACGTTATTTTGATGATTTTATTGATAAAGAAACGAAGCATGCTATGGAAATAGGTACAACAGTGGGTGTAAATATATATAGTTCTCAATGGGATAGATTGTATCAGGATTTGGTTAAGTTTAATTATTCATTGGACGGTGATTTTAAGGCGTTCGATGGTACCATTAGACCAGAGTTTTTCGGTTTGTATGCAAAACTAGTTAATGATTTTTATGATGACGAGTTTACCAACCATAGGAGTTTGTTGGTATCAGGATGTTGCTTCGCACCAATTTTTGTTTTAAATAAAGTTTATGTTAAGTTACAAGGAAACCCATCGGGCTCTAGAATAACTACCTCATTTAATAGTTTTGTTAACAGAATGTATGTTATTATGTCTTTGTTGGATAGTTTGCCAGAGCATTTGAGATCTCAAGAGTTAATTCTGTCTAATATGAAAATTTATGCACATGGAGATGACCATTTGATTGGTTTTAACCAGGTGCTAAGAGATCATTGGGATGGTTTGAAGTTGCGAGATTTTATGTTGCGTCATGGTATAGATTACACATCCTCTGTGAAAGATCAACCACTTGTACCCACACGTTATTTGCATGATTGTTTTTATTTGAAATCCCATTTTGTTTTCAATGTTGAGACGCATAGATGGCAGGCGGGGTTGAGCAAGGAGGTTATTCAAGAAATGGTTTCGTGGCAAAGAGATAGTGATCTTAAATCCACAGAGATGATCTTGAATACAGCTTTGCGATATGCCTACTTTTGGGGTAGAGAATATTTTCAAGAAATACATGACAAGTTGGATAGTGTTGTTCGAAAGAAACGCTTTAACATGCGATTGCTAGATTATGAATCTCTGAACACAGAGTATAATTACTCTGGTCAATTGGTTTTTGATTATAGATAAACTTGTTAAAGATGACAGCAACGCCGACGCTGTTTAAAGTACGAGGCCCCAACTTAAGGGAATTAAGGTGACCAATTGTCGAGTTGGTTTAAAATATAAGACTATGATTATGAATTAATCCGACACTAATCGAAAGTGTTTCAAAAGTAAGATAATGTAGCACACATGAAAAACAGAGCAAATTTTAAAATTATGAATACAGATATTAAAGATAACATTATTACCGCTATTAAAAGCGAGGATACGCAAAATTCTCAGGATTTTGCAAAAATATCTGTAGTAGGCTCCAATCGTGGTTTGTATGATCGCACTCCTTTGTCAAGTGACATGACTCAAGCTGGTTCAGCTGTTGTTTCTCAAAACACAGTGACAGTTAGAGATATGTCTCGAGTGAAGGAGACTATGGATCTCACAGATACCGAATGGAATTACAAGTCTACTACATCAAAACCTTTTATAGTTAAGTCAGGAACGTGGACATCATCACAACCTCAAGGAACATTACTAACGACATTTAATTTTCCGAGAGATTATTTCTTGACAAATCATGTGTTAAACCAGGTTGGAAACACATTTTTGTCAATGAGGGGTGATTTGCATTTTGTCCTTACTACTATTGGGTCACCTTTTGCAACGGGTGCTTTAATAGTTGCACCATATTATAACCCGAATATTATTTCAACTTTTTCTTATGCTGATGCTTATTTTAGGCCACACGTTATTTTGGATATTTCTGATAATACATCTACAGTTGATTTTGTTGTACCATTTAGATGGTATAGAAATTCATGTGATCCATTCGAGAGGATTGTTGGTATACAAGTGATGGTTTTGGAACCTTTGCAAGGCTTGACATCTGCTAGTTTCACAGTAACAGCATTTTTGGAAAATCAGGAATTTAGATTTTTGAGACCCACGGATGCAACTGCGTTGAGACAGACACAAGGTTTGATTGACGTCACTAGTATTAGTAACACATTGAGTAACATTGAGACTGCTAACTTGCCTATGGAAATGGGTGGAGATGAGTTTGATTTGAAGTTTGGAATGGATGATGTGGGCGTAGGGAATAATCCAAATGCTTATTTAGTTCGTTTTAATACTTTGAATAATTCTACAAATCCACATTCAATTGAAAAGGTAGCTTTGCATGCGTCGACTGTTATGCCATCAACATATGATGTGTTTAACACTAAAGTGGATGAGATGTCAATAAAGCACATATTTTGTGAACGAGAGTATTTTTATGATACTCCTCAAGTGTCAACAACAACGACACCTACATCACAGATATTTGCTATGCCGTTGGCACCAAATCCACGCACAGTAGTTAACCAACAAGCATTATCAATTGCAGATTTTTATTCGTCATATTCTAAATTTTGGCGAGGTGGAATGAAGATTAAGTTGAGGTTTTTCATGAATAGATTCCAATCAATAAAGGTTTATGCTGGTTTGTTTTATAAAACGGTCACACCAACTACGTTCTCAGATTGGTCATCGTCACACGGAGTTATTTTAGACATTGGTGGAGATCAGCGCGAAGTTATTGTGGAAATACCATATAATGCCGAAACACCTTGGCTCCAAACTTTGCACGCGTCTACTGATGTTACAGCACCATCACCTAATTATTTGTCGATATTTGATCATATCTTAGGTCAATTTTCATTATATGCTATTACACCTTTGGTATCACCTTCAGGATCACCGACTACAATTAAAGTTCATGTTACATATTCCATGTGTGATGATTTTGAGTTGGCTGGTTTCAGCACACACAATAGAGTCACACAAGGTCTTATGGATAAGACTGTAAAATTGTCTAGAGATAGTGAACGCACACCAAACATGTGCAATGACACTATTACATCTATGAAGGACATACTTAAGAAGTGGCAGCTAGTGAATGTTGAAACGGAAGTGAAATTGTCTGGTAAGTGGTTTGCTTTTGTCATGAGTCCTGATTCTTTATTTGAATTGAGACCAGTGTTGTCTAATTTTGAGGCACCACTGTTGTCCGGTACAATGAGAGGATTGACAGGAACTCAGCGACTTTGGGGAACTTTGCCATATTCAGGTTATCGAGGAGGAGTTAAGGTTAGATTTGATTTGGATTTTGTTACTTTGGATCAGAATAATAAGATTTTATCAATGGAACCAGATTACATTCCTTATGTGTATTATTTGAATCCTGATGCACTACAAGTGGCCAATGGCTCTTTTAGTGAATCAGAAGTTATTACATCATTAGCGAATTGTATTGAAGGGACTTTGAAAGAATCTATTATACCAGTAACAACACCATTTGAAGTCTTGCCTGTTAACACAATGAGACAAGGAGACACACGCATTTTTGAATTTGAGATACCATATCAGAGAAATTTGAAGTATATTCCAACCAATTTATTTGAGAGAGAACCAAGAAACAATCATTTTGGTTACATGATGGTTGTTTTTAAGTTAAGACCTAATGCTGTTGAGGCAGGAGAGAAGACTACGGTTGTCGATTTGAAATATTTTGCAAAGATTGCTGATGATGGACGATTTGGTATTTTGGAAACAGGAACTGCAACAATAGCTGGACCAGATACGTATTTATGGGGTGGATCAAATTAAACTTATATTGTTGGGACAAAATAAAATGATAGGGAAGAGTCGTTAGCTTCC